AACATATATCTTGGTAATCCCAATTTAAAAAAGGCAAATACGCCTGTTGAGTTTACTGCTGACCAAATTAGTGAATTTATCAAATGTAAAGACGATCCTGTATATTTTGCAAGAACCTATATCAAGATTGTAAACGTTGATGAGGGTCTTGTCGGTTTTGATATGTGGCCTTTTCAAGAGAAGTTAATTAATAGATTCCACGATAATAGATTTAATATCTGTATGATGCCTCGACAGACTGGTAAGTCTACTACATCGGTATCATATCTGTTACATTATGCAATACTCAACGATAATGTAAATATCGGTATTCTTGCTAACAAAGCAGCAACTGCACGAGATCTACTTGGTAGATTACAGATTGCTTATGAGAACTTACCCAAGTGGATGCAACAAGGTATTCTAACTTGGAACAAAGGTAGTCTGGAATTGGAGAATGGTTCCAAGATTATGGCAGCATCTACATCTGCTGCTGCTGTTCGAGGTATGACCTTTAACATTATATTCTTAGACGAATTTGCTTTCGTACCGAATCATATTGCAGATGACTTCTTTAGTTCAGTATATCCTACTATTTCATCTGGTACATCTACAAAGATTATAATAGTATCCACCCCCAAAGGTATGAATCACTTCTACCGAATGTGGCACGATGCAGAGAATGGTGAGAGTGATTATATACCGACTGCTGTTCATTGGTCTGAAGTTCCAAATCGAGACGAGGAATGGAGACTTCAAACAATTAAGAACACATCGGAACAACAGTTTAAGGTTGAGTTTGAATGTGAGTTCTTGGGATCTGTTGATACATTAATTGCACCAGCAAAATTAAAATCTCTTGTATATGACAAACCAGTAACATCTAATAGTGGACTAGACATCTATGCAGCACCAGTAGAAAAGCACGATTACTTATGTACAGTTGATGTAGCAAGAGGAGTAGGGGAAGATTATTCTGCATTTATTATATTTGATATAACAGAGTTTCCACATCAGGTAGTTGCAAAGTATAGAAATAATCAAGTTAAACCTATGCTATTTCCTAATATAATATATGAAACTGTAAGAGGATATAATAATGCATTTGTGTTATGCGAAGTAAATGATGTTGGAGACCAAGTTGCATCTATATTAAACTTTGACCTTGAATATATTAATCTTCTTATGTGTTCTATGAGAGGAAGAGCAGGTCAAGTTGTAGGGCAAGGATTCTCAGGTAATAAAACACAGTTCGGTGTAAAGATGTCTAAGACTGTGAAAAAGATTGGATCATTAAACTTAAAACAGGTAATAGAAGCAGATAAAGTATTATTTAAAGATTATGAAATTATATCAGAATTAACTACCTTTATATCAAAAAGTAATTCATTTGAAGCAGAAGAAGGATGTAATGATGACCTTGCAATGTGTCTTGTGATATATGCATGGTTACTTCAACAACCATATTTTAAAGAACTTACTGATCAAGATGTAAGAAAAAGATTATATGAAGAACAAAGAGATCAAATAGAACAAGATATGGCACCATTTGGATTCATTAGTGATGGGACTGATGAAGTCTCATTTGTAGACCCAGAAGGAGATCGTTGGTATACAGATGAATATGGAGATAAGGGTGGTGGTATGAATTACATGTGGGACTACATGTAAGAATGCATGTAAGGAATCCTAATTTATAAATATTTTTAGATAAAATGAACAAGATCTAGAGGAAAAGAGACATGTCGCTTAACTTAGTATCTCCTGGAACCAAAGTAAGGGAAGTTGACTTAACTATTGGTAGAGTGGATGGTATTAATGACCAGGTTGGAGCAATTGCAGGACCATTTGAAAAAGGACCTGTAGATGTACCAACTTTAATAGAAACAGAACAAGACCTTCTTGCTACTTTTGGTGAACCCAAAACAACTGATGCTCAATACGATTATTGGTTGGGTGCATCGTCTTATCTTTCCTATGGTGGAACTTTAAGAGTTGTAAGAGTAGATAACACTAGTTTAAATAGTGCTGGTGTTGGTACAGACGGTAGTTCTGCTGTCACGGTCAAAATTAAAAATTACGAAGATTACGTAAACAATTATTCTTCTGCTACTGGTTGGTTAGTAGCAGCAAAAACTCCTGGAAGATGGGCAAACAATCTTAAGGTTTGCATGATCGATTCCAAGGCAGATCAAATTCTTGCCGTTGGTTCTGGTGTAACTGCTGGAATGGTTGGTTTAGGAGTAACACAGGTTCTTGCTGGAAGAGTAGAGTCTGGAGCAGGTACAACTAGTGCTGCTAGTGGATATCTTAGAGGAGTCATTACTGCTGTCGATACATCAAAACATGAACTTCATGTTAAGGTAACAGATAGAGTTTCTACTGGTAATACTTCATCTGGTGCAGCATATGCTAAAGGTGGTATAACTGCATTTATTGCACCATCTACAACCACAACAAGTTCAACTTTAGGAATTGCAACTGTAACTGGTGTAACGAATGAAGCATTCGATGCATCTATCAGTGGTATTGCAACAGCAAACGTTGCAGTTGGAGACGTTGTTTCTACTGCTGGAACTGCTGTAGTTGCTTCTGATACAAAGGTTATTGGTATTGGTGTAAGTATCATTTCAGTTGACAAATCAATCACTGGTATTGCAACTGTTGGTGATGCTGTAGTATTCACATTTACAAGAACTACATCTAGTTCTTCTACTCAGAACCCAATTCAAGTTGTTAAACCTACTGGAGCAGCACATGTATCTGCAATGAATAGTGCAACTATTCTTGACTGGTACGATCAACAAACTTTGGGACTTACCAATTCAACTGTATATTGGAAGTCAATTGCAGACAGACCATCATCTTCTGAATATGTTAAAGACAGAAGTGGTAAAAATGATGAAATTCATGTTGTCGTTGTTGATGACGATGGAAGTGTAACTGGAACTGCATCAAACATTGTTGAAAAACATGTTAGTCTTTCTAAGTCATTAGACGGAAAAGTATCTCCATCTGAGGCAAATTACTTTAAAGATTATATTGCAAGAGTTTCTAATAATGTATATGTGGGTGGTGTTGATAGTACTGCTGTTAAGAGTGGACTAACTGCTACTGCTGGTGGAAATGCTTGGGCATTAACTGGAACTGGTAATTGGGGTACTAGTGCTCAAGGTACTACGTATTCTGCTATTGGTAATAAAACTTACACATTAACTGGTGGTGAGAATTATTCTGGAACTGGTGGATATGCTGCAACATTAGCAAATATTGTTAGTGGATATGAAATCTTTAAGAATCAAGCAGAATATTCAATCAATTTCTTACTTAATGGACCATCTGGTGGTGCTTCTGTAGCAGAATCTTCTGCTAAAGCAAGAAAATTGATTGAGATTGCCAATCTAAGAAAAGATTGTGTTGCATGTATTTCACCACATAGAGCTAGTGTTGTAAGTATAAGTAATTCAGATACACAGACAGACGGTATTATCGATTTCTTCGATCCATTACCATCTTCATCTTATACAGTATTTGACTCTGGCTATAAGTACATGTTTGATAGGTTCAATAATGAGTTTAGATATGTTGCTTTAAATGGTGACATTGCTGGACTAATGGCAAGAACTTCTATCAACCAATTCCCTTGGTTCTCTCCTGCTGGAGCATCAAGAGGATCTATCAATGGTGCTATTAAGTTGGCGTACAACCCATCACAAGCACAAAGAGATGCACTTTATCCTAAGAGAATTAATCCAGTTATATTCCAACCTGGATCTGGAATTATTCTTTTCGGTGATAAGACTGCTCTTGGTGTAGCATCTGCATTTGATAGAATTAACGTTCGTCGTTTGTTCCTCACTATTGAGTCAACAATTGAAAGAGCAGCAAAGGCACAACTCTTTGAGTTCAATGATGTAATTACAAGATCCAATTTCTTGAATATTGTTGAACCATATCTTCGTGATGTTAAGGCAAAGAGGGGTATTAATGATTTTGTTGTAGTTTGCGACGAGACAAACAACACTCCTGATATTATTGATGCAAATCAATTCAGAGCTGACATTTTCGTTAAGCCTGCAAGATCAATCAACTTTATCGGACTTACTTTTGTTGCTACACGCACAGGAGTTAGTTTTGAAGAAGTCGTCGGAAACGTTTAATTAATTAGAGGAAAAAATTAATGGCCAATTTAAACATTCCAAATACAGCAGATAGAACCCTTGATGCATTCAAGGGTAGAATGGTTGGGGGTGGTGCTCGTCCCAATTTGTTCGAGTGTGAACTCTATTTCCCCGACGATGCAATTCCACTTGATGCTAGTAAGGATGAGTTAGCAGATAAAGCTAGATTTCTAGTGAAATCTGCAGCACTACCTGCATCAACAATTGCTAATATTGATGTTGCATTTAGAGGAAGGCAACTTAAAGTAGCAGGAGATAGAACTTTTGCTCCTTGGACAATTACTGTTATCAATGATGTCGATTTCAATTTAAGAACTGCTTTTGAAAGATGGAGCAATCTTATTAACAAACATGAGGATAATGCTGGTAGAACAAATCCAGTTGATTATCAACAAGATATGTTTGTAAGACAATTAGGTAGATCTTCACTTCAAGGAAATGTTCCTACAAGTGGAGTGCAGGTTCCTGTACTGAAGATGTACAAGTTCCTTGGTGCATACCCAACCAATATTGGTGAAATCGCACTTTCGTATGATACTTCAGATACTATCGAGACATTCGATGTAGAAATGACATATCAGTGGTACGATACACTAGATCCTTCTGGAAATAGTCAGATCGGCACGGGTGCATAAATAGACATAGATAATACTTCAACTTTTGATTAATGGCTAAATTATTTGGATTCAAGTTACCTGATACTGGAAAGACTTCAGCAAAGAAAGCTGTAGTCTCTCCAGTTCCTAGTAATGAGGAAGATAAGTCGGATTTTTATATTTCTAGTGGTTTCTATGGGCAATACGTAGATATCGAAGGAGTATATAAGAATGAACAAGACTTGGTACGTAGATACCGTGAGATGTGTTTACATCCAGAATGTGACAGTGCCATTGAAGATGTTGTAAATGAAGCAATAGTTTCGGATCTTGATGATTCACCTGTAGAGATTGAACTATCAAATCTCAATGCTTCCGATAAGTTAAAGGATATTATTAGAAAAGAATTTAAACATATTAAATCATTAATAGGATTCGATAAAAAGTGTCACGAGATTTTTAGAACATGGTATATTGATGGAAGAGTATATTACCACAAAGTAATTGATCTAAAAAATCCACAAGAAGGAATTCAGGAAGTAAGATATATTGATCCACTTAAAATAAGATTAATAAGAAAGCAAGAAAAACTTGGTCCTAATTATCAGTCTCCAATTATGACTGATAAGCAAGATGAATCAAAAGCATTTGAAGCACCTAAGATTGAAGAGTATTATCTCTATGATCCTAATGCTCAATCAAAAAATACTGGAATGATTCCTGCAAGAGGAGATTCAAAAACAGTAAAGATTGCTAAAGATGCAATCACATATGTCACATCAGGACTTGTAGATAGGAATAAGCAAACAGTATTATCTTACTTACACAAAGCAATCAAAGCACTTAACCAGTTAAGAATGGTTGAGGATAGTCTTGTTATCTACAGATTATCTCGTGCTCCAGAAAGAAGAATATTCTACATTGATGTAGG